TTACTGCCCCCCGACGACCGGAACAACTGAAATTCTTCGATTATATCTCGCTGTTTGCGAGGCGTTTTTATGACCTGAAATTTCCTGCTTCTCACTTAACGTACCTTCAAGATCAGAAATTCCTTTGGCTTTTAGATCATGGAAAGTGAACTGGAAATCAAGGTCTGGATATTTTTCAGCAGCAAGTTTTTTAGTCTTCATCCATTGCGCATTAAAAGCATCGCGTGTGTATCGCAGACCTGATGGCTGGTGGATGACAAAAATACTTACCATCCCGCTGTTAAGAGGAATGCTGTCAGCAAGATTAACGGCATCCTCCAGACGTTTTGTCCAGGCCTTGATCTGGCTAACTGCGGTTTTACTCTGCTGAATTAAAATTCCTTCGCTCAATAATTGACTCTTTTTGAGGTCAAGAATGTCTCCCTGGCGGGCGCAACATAGATATGCCAACTCCATTGCAACTTTTACGGGAATAGAAGCAACGCTATAAAGTGCATCATATTCCCTATCGTTAATATAACGGGTCCGAGCCTGCTCTTTAAATTGCTTTACGCCCTGGCAAGGATTCATCTTCACCTTTCCTCGTTCGTATGCCCACCGAAACACCCTGGACATAAATGCTTTCTCGCGGTTTGCCTGAACCCTGCTCTTAACACCTCGTTTATCCATATATTTTCTGATGTGCTCTGGCTTGATGTTATCCGGCTTCATTTTCCCGAAGACAACATTTACCTTTGAACCGTATTTTCTGTAGTCTTTACGTGTTTCAGTTGCTAACTCGTGGAAATCACCGGAATTAAAGAATTCTTCACAAAGTGCGTTGAAGTTCGTACCAACCTTTAAATCGTTTATGAAGTTTTCGTAAGCTGCCCATACCTGCGATTTTGTTAGATCAGGATTGCACAACCTGACGGTACGACCATCTGTTGTACGAAACTCATAAGCAGATTTTCCCCGTCGAACGCGAGGAGGCATCCAGTTATCCTCAGGGTTTTTGCGAGCTCTAGACATTACATATCCTTAAAGTTTGGTTCTTCTTCCTCTGGATTGCTCACTATTAACTTAAGTCCAACAGGGTTTGATACATGATCCCATGTTGTTCCTGGCCTTCCGTCCTTGCGTGGGATAAAAAATACCCCACTATCCCTCAGCGCTTTACACTGTAGGGAAGGGCGACGATAACCAGTTAATTGATAGAGGTCATCTGGAGTAAGAAAACGTTGGATTTGTCCGCTCATAGATAGTTCTCCACTTAAACCGGCTGCACCCGGTTACTTCATTCTGTAAGCACACGATGAACACCCGTGACGGGTTCCATCGTTGCAATTGCGACATAATGGATATTCTTTCGATCCCTTCCCATTTAGCTGATGAAGTATCTCTACTGGCACCATTACCGGCATTGGTACACGAATCACCATGCTTCTTAGTTCAGCAATTTCGTTTGCCTGTTCGAACACTCGCGCCTTACAGTACTCAGCTTCAGATTTCCACCATGCCACATCAGCTTTGAGGCGACGCACACGTCGCTGCTTGAGTTTACTGGGCATGAATATTCACCTTGATAGCGAAAACATTGACCGGATCTGGACCGAAGTGCTTGTGAATGATGGACTGCACCTTATACCCTTGGTATGGAACATCAATTCTACGGTCGGAATCATCAGATCGAGGATATCCGCGAGTGATAATCAGGCGATCATATTCTCTGTTAACCAGGCGCTTTCTCCAGTAGTCATTCAGCAACCGGTACTCGAATTTCTTCTCGCCTGACTTCATCGCATCGAAGTATTCACCGTTAACTGCCAGTTGATGGTTAGCCATCACTAAATCCCCATTACAGAGGCAGCAATTAACTGGCAGATAGCGCACATGGCCAGCATAATAACAACCACTTTAACTGGCGGCATCACTTCACCTCCTGCTGCGGTGCTGCCGCGAGCATAGCCCTGTATGTCGGGTTAATTGCATCATGTTCGTTCATTGCTGCCCATCCTGCTTTATTCATAGCCTCCGTTGGCTCTTTTGGAACCAACTGCCAACCATCCTGAATCACCGGAGAGTTGCCAGCCTGAAGCATGGCGGCGCGGCAGGCCTTCCAGCCCTCCCACATCCTGATGAAATCATGGGCCAACCATGCGGAATACTCCGTTACTGCATATCCAGTGCCACAGCGGGTGACATGCTTCGGCATTTTGAATGTTCGCTCGAATGCATCTCGCGGATCTTCATCCGGCACTACCGGCGCTCTCGGCTTGCCCTGGCTATCTGACGGCGCTAACGGAGCGTTTCTCAGTACAGTGGCCAGCATTTCAATATCTACTGGTGCAGGCTCAGCACCAAATGTCGCAATAGCCCCATCAATAACCTTCACAGCATCAGCCATTGCGTAACCGAGATTACCGCCGGCGCTTTGTGCTGCTGCTTTGCTGAGTATTTCGCTTATCTGGTGCAGGCGATCGAGTGATACAGGACCGTGCGCCGGGTGTTTAGTTGTCATGGGTTAGTCCTTTGAATTTTAAACTTCACCGCACTGGCAGCGATACTTAACAAAGCAAGCAGAAACATGTTTTCGCCAACAACTTCTGGGAATGCTTGATAACATACCACTCCGGTTATGAAGTAAATTGCAGGCATGATTTCAGGCATGCCAATTCTCGCGCTTAACTTCATCTCACTCCCCCTTCACGCCAATGCCAGCGGCGGCAAGCGCCTCACTAAACGCACCAACAACTGCACAGGTGTTAAACATGTCATCGTTGATGCTGCCGTCAGAGTTACGGTAATCGGCTGGTAATTTAACGGTCACCTTGCGCGCCTCCAGTTCTGCTATGCGCTTCTCTGCGGATTCAGCACGGTCAATCGCTGATTCAAGCGCGCTTTTTAGTTCCTCTGTGTATTCAGCATCGCAGCAACTAGCGCATATGCATCCGCCATTTTCATGCTTAACGGTGAGCGACCATTGGCTACAAAAGTTGCAATCGCGCATTACCGACTGACTCCAGTCATGTCTTTTGCGCTCAGGAACAAGCAGCGCCTGTTTGTTGAGTGCTGTCATTGAGGTCTCCATCCTTCGCATGAGTAGTCGCGGCAACCATCAAAATCATATGGGTTGAACTGCCAGCTAATTTTTCCGCAGCAAGGGCAGTTCCAGCGAACCTTTCCGCTTCGTGCCTTTTTTCTGCGGTTTTGTTTTTTCAACCAGTCAGGCATAACCAGCCCTGCCGTCTGCACCATGGTGCGGCGATTAAATTCATTGATGCTGAATGTGCGGCGCTTAGCCTTGTCAGCCATGGCGAAAGGAATCCAGACAATTCCAGGCTCTGCTGTGTTAGCTGAAACAAAAACGAATGCTTTACTGAAGTCGTCTGTTGGAAGTCCGCCATGCTGCAGAAAGTACACATCGTTACCGTTCCAACTTCCTTTTTTGTAGGCCACATAGGCGTCACAGCCGGATTCAATAACACTTTCCGTAGGTATGTACTGGCAATCCACGTGCCACTCTGCCATGGCATCAACACTATCAGCGCATACAGGTTGATCAATCTCCCTGCCCAGTTCCCAACTGCGTTGTGCCTCTTCGCGGGTATACACGTGAGCGCAGTCGATGTTTGAGCTATACCCGTTGCCGTTGTGGCAGTGGAATGACGCATTGCTCCCGACTGTTTCTCGTGTACACAGCATGTAGAATCGGTTGCTCATAGCTCAGCTCCTTTGCGAAGTTGGGCGGCGAATTCTGCGAGAAACTTCTCTGCGTACTCGCCAGAAATCCCATCGGCAGCTGGCAGCGTGGAGTTTGCCAATTCTTCTTTGGTGTCCAGAATCATGCGCACCACGTCACAAACCTCTGTCAGAGGCTTATCAACGAAACCGTGATTGAATGCGGCAGCGAGGCGGGCAGCGGCATAGTTGATACCTTCATTACGAGCCTGCGCCCGCACTTCAGCCAGGAAAGCGTCGGTGACTGGGGTTTTGACATCGCACATGAACTCAAGCGCATCGTTCCCATCAAGATTGCAGAACTCCCAAGACGACGAATAGAACTCGATACCAGGCCACGTTGCTAGCTTGTTCATTTTGTCATTCAGGGTGACATTCTCCGCCGCCAGCTCCCTGCACTTGCTCTCGGCGTTAGCGAGCTGTACTGCCATGTATGTGATTTTCAGTTCAAGATTGTTAATAGTCGCGTCTGCTGCCCAGAACTCGCGACGGGATTCAGTTAAATTTGAGCAGGCGTTTTGAATTGAGTAGGCCAAAATTGCAGTATCACGATCATCTGATTCTTCAGCTTTAACCTGCAACTGAACCGCCAGGCTGAAGAGATCAGCAATTTGAGTTTCTGTCATACGGTTATTGATCGTTTGCATTGGTGTGTACCTGCTGAAGTTTGTGTTGTTTAACGAAGTGGGCGACTGCCTTTGACTGGCTGGCGATTATTTTTTTATCGCCTAAATCCAGGGTGACGTTCTTACCGCGATAAATTATTGCTGAGCCGATTTCCTTACCGTCCAGCTTCACATACAGCACTTTCCCGATAATCTCTGTCGTAGGGATTGGCTGTGAAAGGCGATATGTTTCGCGAGCTTCAGCAATGGTTTTGTGTTCGTCGATGATTGCCAGAGCTTCAGCCAGTGCCGTGCCTTGTAAAGTGAACACGCCTTCGTCGCTGATCGTCGCCATGGCCATTAACTCCACGAAACGGCGAGCACTTTTAATGTTGAGTTCCGGAGCGATAGAACTGCGCGTAACCTTTGTTTTCCCCTGAGCTGCGGCTACTGCTTTATCGTGCTTGAGAACCTCACCAGCCTGTTCGCCAAACTCACGAACGCGGTCAACAGCAACATCAACAGACACTGCACCAGATTTAACTTCCTGCTGCACGTCATAATTAGCGGTACTCAGAGTTAGCAACTTCTCAACGGTAGCTACAGACTTATTAACCAGTTTTGCAATCTCGCTGGTGGTCTGGTTGAAAGCGTTATGAAGCTCCTGAATAACAGCAGCCTGTTCAATATCGGAAAGGGGGAGTTGGTTATTACTGGTCATGATGCGAGCCAGACGCTGCACATCGTTACCGTTAAACGGCATGATATGAATGCGGTCTACTGGCTTGCCAGCTTCAGCACAACGTGCGTAGCAGCGACGGCGGCGGTGGCCTTCAACAACCCACACACCACCTTCATCACGTGCAATAACCTCCAGTGGAGGAACAGTGCCACCGTTCATCAGATAGTTAAACAGGTCGTCATCTGCCTGGCGGGTGCGTTCGTCGTCTTCACGCTTGTTGAAACCTTCACGCACATGGATATGTTCAAGGCTGATAAACATCCCGGTATCGGTGCGCTTGATGGTCCCGTCACGGGACATCTGTTTGAATGAGTTAGCGGCCATTACGCAGTACCTTCACGAAGTTGGTTAGCGAATAACAGAGCCTGATTACCAGCGTAAACAATGCTTTCTTCTTGCTCTTCTTTCCCTATGGCAATAGTGACGTTTGCGTACTTTTCCACGCCAGTTGCTTGGATATCGCGAATAACCTGATCGGTTACTGGAGTTAACTCGCGTAATTCTCTCTGCGCCTCCAGCATGTGCATATTGGTCGGCGATTTTGTATGACGTTCAACGATGCGGTCGCACTCTTTGGCCCAGCAGACAACGTCATCGCGTAAAACGGTGTTCTCGATGGCCAGTGATTTACGCTGTTCCATTGACTCGCACAGCGCAACGCTGACGATATCAAGGCGGTTAGCCAGTTCGGTCATTGTCCCGCGGTAAGCAACCGGAAGGAGAGGGGCAGCTTTATGGGCTGCATCGATCAGTTGCTCTCTGGTCATACGTGGTTGTAACTCAGTGACGTTCTGCGTGGTCGTCATGGCTAGTTTCTCCGTGTTATATGCGCCCTGCACGGCGCTGAATTTTGGTTGAACGAATCCCGGCACAATGAATGCTGCCTAATTCGTTGAATTAATAATTAGTTAAAAATATTCCCTGTTATCCGATCTAACTCGTTCGAGAATAATCTTTGCCTCTTCGAATGATGGTGCCAGTAAAGCCTGTTCAACTGCTCTGGCAAAGCAGGTAGCATCACATTCGTAACTATCAGATTTTGATTCCCATTCGGAAGCATCTTCTTCGGCGTCTGAAATACGATCTTCATATTCAGATTCCAGCTCACCCCTTACTTCGGCGCGAAGACGCTCGCGAATGATGTCTGATGCTTCGTCCAATGGGAGAATAATCAGTAAATTTTCGGGCTGGTAAGTACCGTACTTAACCGCCAGATCATTCGCAGACATACAACCTCCAGAAAAAGTGCCCGCCGCGAAGCGGGCTAAGAATATTTCTCCAATTCAACCAGAACAGTCTCAACGTCTCCTGTAAGGTTGAGATGGCGTTATTACCATCACCAAACACCCAGTGGATGCTTGAGGCTGATCGCCATAACCGGTACTGCAATTCCGGTGTTTAGTTTCTCCACTCAATTGAAAGCGCGTTCCGCTGGTTTTGGATTTAACGAACTGGCACTTAATGACAAGGGACAGAACGCGCTTTCAGTTGAGGAAAAATGGCGGTACCAGGGACTTCAAAGGTTGGTACTGGTACCGCCAAGACTCCACACAGCTTTCTTACTTCCTTGAACCACGATGGCTACGTGATTGGGTGAAACTCTTCACAGGCGATTAATCCATGACCGCCATTTCCATAGCTCTCTTTCATGCGTCTAATTTCAGAAGCGTCGGTATGTTCATAACCCATGCGCTCACGTTCAATAATCAGCCTTTTGATAGCTTCGCTTTCGCTGTTCGCACAATTGACAGTACTAATCCAACCATTGCTAAGTTTGATGTCATAAGCCGCCATAAGCGCTCCTGAATAACGTTTCATGCTGGCGTAGCATGCAGGATTTGAACCTGCGACCCACGGCTTAGAAGACCGTTGCTCTATCCAACTGAGCTAATGCCACAATGGGAATAGCATTCTGATTCTCGACAATCACAGATAACGTTCTGGTACCGTTAACTGCTGAATGATCTTCCCGTTGTGTTCGCGGGGTCTACTTCCCTCCTGTCACGGTTCTTTCCCCGCGTCATCATGTGTTCATTCGGTACATGAAACCCATTTGCCGGGATTCCACCGACTCCCATCTGTTTTTAAAGCCACTCAGATATCGTCTGGGCTATGCCTGTCTTTTCACCACATCAGGCTCGGTGGTATTCTTGGAGTTCTCACACAACCAAGAAAATTAAAAATTGTGGAAAATCCATTATCTAAACTTGCTCTTGATACCTGGTACAAGGTTCTTATCGTTATTGGAACTTTCGTCATCCTTCTCAACGGAGCTAATTTGCTTCCCAATTACCCCTTGAGAGAAACCTTTATCATCGGTCTCGGATGTATAATCTTTGGCATCGCAGAGTGGATGAATCATCCAATGCACGAAATTATTAAGCCAGCCAGGTACGGAGTTCCTACTCATACGATCACCGATAAAGGCTGGAAACCTTCTCTTATCGGATTGCTCCTTGATGTTTTTGGTATTGGCCTGATTGTTTTCGGATTCGTAAAACTTTTCTAAATCACAACCACATTTCGGGCACTTGTCATACAGTGGTTTAGCTGTCATCCCAGCGGGAAGTCTAATCATCTTAACGTCTGCGCTTGTGCTCATTACATGCCCTTACATTTTTCTGGGTTTCACCAGATGACCATGTTGCTATGTCACCTGATAGGTTCAAGATAAATGCAAATTGCGTATTGCGCAAGTGATTAATTGCATTAAACGCAATTTTAGGCGTAAAAAAAAGGCCACTATGTGACCTTTGTCTTAAGGAGTAGGATTCAACCGTGTCGTTTAAAGGACTGAGACTGGCTAATCAGGACTTTCCCATAGATGTAAAAACGATATTCGTTTTCTTTGCTAATTGACCATTCCCGATACTTTGGATTATCGGAGATTACAAGGAGCTGATCTGGAATCATTTGTAGGCGTTTGACGTATATTTTCCCATCAAAACCAAATGTATAGATTCCATCACCATCAAACTCATTGATGCTGACATCTACAAAAAGAAGGTCACCTGGCTCGATAGTTGGAGACATACTATCACCGCGAACGTTGATAACTTTTACTCCTGAAGAAGATCTACCTCCGAACATTGTTAATGCTTGGTCGTTGCTGTATTCGATGGCATGGATAACATCAATGATGTCACTTCCTTGTATATGGCCTGAACCCGCGCTCGCGCTCACATCAAGCACCTCGACTCTAAACACATCCTTACCCTCGGTAGATGCTAAAGCATCATTACTGTTTTTATATACAGTAGTATCAATTTCACCAGAGGTAAAGAGGTCAATAACCTTAACGCCTAAAGCTTGAGCAATGCGTGTAAGTGATTGTTCTGTGAATTGCTTTTGTTTGCCAGTTTCGAGTCGTGAAATGTTGGCCGCATCTACGCCGACTGCATCAGCTAATTCAGCAATTTTTAAGTTCTTCGAAAGACGAAGGCTTCTAACACGATTTCCTATATTCATGCGGTTATTACATGTCCTTTTTGCGTGTCATGCAAAGCAACTTGCGCAATTACCAAACATGAAATAACATGCGTAATACGCAAATAAAGGAGGCGTTATGCAATCACCACTTAGAAAGTTGCGTAAATCGCATGGGTTCACACTGTCGCATGTCGCCTCAGGAGTCCAGGTAGATCCCGCAACTTTGAGCCGTATTGAGAGATGTGAACAAGTTCCATCAGTTGAGTTAGCAGAACGACTAGCGAATTTCTTCGATGGCGAAATTAGTGAAATACACATTCTGTACCCAACAAGATTTCAGCAGAACGACATTGACGACCCTGGTATAGCGAACCTTAACGCGAATGCCTAAACCGGAAAACTACCAAAGGAAAAACAAGATGGTAGAGCAAACACTGAAAGAAGTAGTGAAAGCAATGTGTAAGGCGTACCCCGGAGGCCGTCAGGCTATGGCTGGTGCGTTGGGCATGTCAGAAACCCAATTCAACAACAACCTTTACGAGAAAAACGGATGCCGGTTCTTTGAAGTAACTGAGCTGGAAGCGATGGAAGACATTTCCAACACATCATTGGTTGCTGACTACTTTGCCAAGCGTCGCGGCGCACTGCTGGTGGACGTGCCAAGCCTGGAAGATCTGGACCGTGTTGACTTGTTTAGTCGTGCAATGCGTACCGCAGCTGCAAGAGGGCAGGTTGATCAGATTATCCAGAAGGCGCTTGAGGATGGAGTGATTGAAAAGCATGAAGCAGAAGAGATTCTGGAACATCACCGCCGTCATCTGGCAGCGCGTGAAGAAGAAATCCGCGCGATTGTGGCCTTATTCAGCCGCCGTCAAAAGAAGTGACGCCAGCGAGTGTGCAGCTCCTGGCGTCGTGGCGTGTCGTATTCAGTGGAGAAACTAACGCATGAACAGTGTAACAACACAGTACCGCAGGTCGCAACTAATTGCTCGACCTATGCCGGGTGGAAAAGGTCCGGCGCAGTTCGTGTATGGGGTAATGGTATCCGGATGCTTTGAGCCTGTCTGCTACCAGTTTGCCGATTGGGTTGTAGGTGATTTCAACGGCCAGGCGGGGAAGGTCGAATGCGAGCACTCAACAGACGGTTCAAAGACAACTACGGCGTCCCAGTCAGGGTTATCCGGTGGGAGCCAGAAACTCAACGGGTTATATACCTGCGCGACGGATACGAGCATGAGTGCTTCAGTCCTCTCGAACAGTTTCAGCGTAAATTCAGGGAAATAGAGGATCAGAATGAGCCTGTTAATGACATCAAGGCCAATAGTAATTAATCCTGACCTTGCATACAGCATTGGCCTGAATGAGGCGATTGCTTTACAGCAGATTAATTACTGGCTGCAAGAAACCAAATCAGGCATGGAAAGTGATGGTGTTCGCTGGATTTACAACACGACAGAACAGTGGCTGGAGCAGTTTCCGTTCTGGTCTGAGTCAACTCTGAAGCGTACCTTCACCCGCCTGAAGACACTCGGTGTGCTCAAAATTGAGCAACTGAACAAGTCTCAACGCGACATGACCAACTTCTACACGATCAACTATGAAAGCGAGCTTTTAGATGAAGTCAAAGTGACCGAATCGAAGAGGTCAAAATGCGCTGTTCCATCAGGTCAAAATGACACGATGGAAGAGGTCAAAGTGCCACGCTCCATCAGGTCAAAACGAACCGATGTCATCAGGTCAAAATGCACTGATGATCCTACAGAGAATACAACAGAGAGTACTACAGAGATTACAGGTAAAGACTCTTGTCCGGTTGCGGGGCAACCAGACCGTGATGTGTTGATTACTGAACAGGCTAAACAGGTTTTGGTTCATCTGAACCAGGTCACGAACTCACGCTACCAGGTTTCAACCACGTCTCTGCAAAACATTCGTGCACGTATCGGCGAAGGGTTCACCGTTGGAGAGTTGTCGCTGGTGGTGGATTACTGCAACGCGAAATGGGGTGATGACCTGAAGATGTCTGATTACCTGCGACCACAGACGCTTTTCCAGCCGTCCAAGTTCCCAGGATACCTCAAGTCTGCAAATAACTGGGACAAAGCTGGCAGACCAGCCAGGGTTAATGGCGAGTGGGCCCGCGAAGATGGCATTTTCAAACCCAGCTTCAAGAACACTGATTACAGCGCTATTCCACCAGGGTTCAGGGGGTAACGATGAGCATTCTGAAAACGGTCCAGATGTTTATTGCCATGAATCCCGGCTCCACGACCAGGGACATCATCGAAGGTCTTACTCAATACAGCCAGGACCAGCTTCAACTCGCTGTTTGCCGACTTTATGGTTCAGAACTTGCAAAACGTAAACGTGATGGCCGTCAATTCCGTTACTACGCGGCCCCGCCAGCAGATTGCCACTTCGAAGTGTTTGAACCAACTCCTGAAGTCAGCGCCCTGATGGAAACGGCAAAAGGCCTGGAGTCGAAAGGTCTCTTTCACCGTGCTGCGACGATTTACATGGAGGCGTTCAGTGCATCAGCCATTGAATCAGAGCGGGCAGCAATACTGGCAGAACGACAGCGCTGTCTTGGCCTGGCTAAGTCAGCTGTTATTGCCGAAGACGGATGTTATCTGGCTGGTCGATTTTCGGGAGGTCGTTAGTGAGCTATTCACTGATTTACGCCGATCCGCCGTGGGAATACGGAAACACCATCAGCAATGGTGCTGCGGAAAACCATTACGGCACGATGAAACTCATCGACATAAAACGTCTTCCTGTCTGGGAGTTGGCTGCGGAAGATTCCGTTCTGGCCATGTGGTTCACCGGTACACATACCCGTGAAGCGATCGAACTTGCTGAGGCATGGGGTTTTAAGGTTCGGACCATGAAAGGATTCACCTGGGTGAAGTTCAATTCACTGGCAGAGCAGCACATCAACAAAGCGCTTCAGACTGGTGGAGTAGAGGACTTTTACGACTTCCTCGACCTGTTGAACGCTCAGACCCGAATGAACGGTGGTAACCATACCCGCGCCAATACCGAGGATCTGCTAATTGCCACCAGAGGGAAAGGGCTTGAGCGTCAGAACGCCAGCATAAAACAGGTTATCTACAGCCCACTCGGCGAGCACAGCCAGAAGCCAGCTGAAGCGCGTTACCGCTTAGAGAAATTATACGGCGATGTGTCACGCATTGAGTTGTTCAGCCGCTACGCGGCCCCCGGCTGGCATCACTGGGGGAATCAGGCAGAACACCCTGATGTAATCATGTCTCCTGGTTACGTTGGTAAACCTGCTCCGCTGCTGGAGGTGGCTTATGCAGGACGTTGAAGCACGTAACGCTCTTCGTAACATCGCCAGAAGATGCAACGAGGAAATAACTGCTAAACGCAAGGCTAACCCTGGTATGAATTGTGACGAAATAGCCAGGCCAATTTTTAACGGTGCCATGGGGATGGTTAAGCAGCTTGGCTTTACGCCATCTCATTTGTATCTCGAAGTCGGGATTCTGAACAAGCGGATTAAGGAGCGCTGAAGTGAATAAACTTACCGTGAGACAAAGTGAAGTACTTGGTTCGATCGTGAACTATCAGCGCCGGTTTGGATTCCCTCCAACGATATGTGAACTGGCAGGGCTAATTGGTTGCTCATCACCGAACGCGGCAGCGGAGCATGTGAAGGCCATAGCGAAGAAGGGATATATCTCAGTAGCGCCTGGAGTTTCCAGGGGGATCACCGTTATTTCAGGAAATGATGAGGCAGACGCGATATCGATCATCAAGTCACTCATTAACGGTGATAGTGATTCAAAAGAACGTGCCTTGTCATGGCTGGAAGCGAGAGGTGTTCAGCAATGAAATTAACGTTGCCATTCCCGCCAACGGTTAACACCTATTACCGGTCCCCTGACCGTGGAGCGTTAAAGGGTAAGCATTTGATAAGCGAGATGGGGAGGAAGTTCAAAAAGAACGTTTATGCCTCTGTTGTGCAGCAGTACGGCGGCATACCGAAACCAGTTAACGTCAACGTTGAGGTAAACATTGTTCTTTTCCCGCCAGATAACAGACGGAGGGATCTGGACAACTACAACAAAGCGCTGTTCGACGCACTGACGAATGCCAGTGTCTGGGAAGACGACAGTCAGGTTAAACGGATGGCCATCGAGTGGGGACCGGTAGTAAAGCCTGGAAGGGTAGAAATTAATATTAAACACTATAAATAACTGTTTAAACATACAGGTGACAATGCAAGCACATTTCGAAGTCTGTAAAATACGAAAACCGGCGTAGTGGGGTGCAGTCCGCTTCGCATTTCAATAAGTGGAGAAGGTTATGAATCAGTTGATGGTAATTGATGGTGTATCCGTAAGTCGTGACGTTGTTGGTCGTTATAGCCTCAATGATCTTCACCGAGCAGCAGGTGGACTTGATAAACACAAACCAGCTTTTTGGCTGCGAAACGAACAAACAGAGCAATTAATAACCGAGTTGCAAATTTGCAACTCGGATGTACCCGAGCCAGTAAGTGTTATTAGAGGCGGGAAATTACAGGGTACATATGTTTGCCGTGAATTAGTTTACTCATACGCAATGTGGATTAGCGCAGCATTTAATCTGAAAGTGATCAGGACGTTTGATGCCATTCAATCATCAGGAAAATCTGCAGGTGCATCCGATCGTGTTCAGGCTGGGGTAATCTTGCTTGAATCTGCTGCAAAACTGCTCAATCTTTCTAACTCATCCAAACTTGGCGCTTATCAAAAGCTCCAGCAGGTCGCAGGTTTACCGGATCTAATGCCGCATTATGCTATTGATGCTCCCGCAGGAGCCCTGGACGGTTCCAGTCGCCCGACACAGTCACTAAGTGCTCTCCTCAAAGCAAAAAATATCCGCATCACAGCGAATCAGGTTTATCACATGATGTCCAGGCTTGGCATTGTTGAGCAAAAAGAGCGCCACAGTCGCACCGGTGTCAATGGTGTTAAAAAGTTCTGGTCGCTAACTGCGAAAGGTTGCATGTACGGGAAGAACATCACCAGTCCAGCCAACCCAAGAGAAACACAGCCACATTTCTTCGAATCTAAGTTTAGTGAACTACTAAAAATTATCGACATCGTAGCCTGAGGTAACAGTGAGAGCTCTACTTACACCTGAAGTTGCACCAATGACCGGGGTAGTAATATTTCGCCCAGGCAGTGAACTGATGCATCTGTTCAGACGTGGGCGTGTTCTTATCGAGCCACAGGGAGAGTCTATGGCTGAGTTGCCGTCTGGCCTGCTGCCAGAGACAGCTCAGGAGCTTAAGAACGATCCGTTAATGCGTGATGTCTTCGAAAATCAGAAGGTCATACATCGTGCTGGTGGACTGAATTCACTGGATGCCTGGCTCGAAAGAAAACTGGAATGTCAGTACCCACACAGCGAGTGGCACGACCGCAACTACACCATCACCCGGCATGTACCTGGCTCAATCCGCACGTGCTGGGGCTGTGACCTAAAAATTCGTGATCAGTTCACTGAAGGTCTGGCGGGTATAGCCCGTGAAAACCTGGTATCTTGGCTACTGAAGGTTGTAAACGGCCAATTAGGTTTCAGTGAGGACCACATTCTGACGCTGCCGGAGTTTTGCTGGTGGATGGTCAGGAACGACCTGGCTGATGAGATACCTGAAGCCGTAGCCCATAAAGCTCTTCGTCTGAAGGAAGATACTCACCAGTCGGTAACACGTGAAAGCGATATTGTTCCGGTATTACCCGCCCAACAACTGGTACAGGAGAAAGCGAAAAAGATAGTGGCAATGAAGGTTGACCCAGATACGCCGGAATCCTTCATGCTTAAACCCAAGCGTCGCCGCTGGGTGAATGAGAAATACACGAGATGGGTTAAGGCCCAGCCGTGCGTCTGCTGTAACAAGCAAGCTGACGACCCCCACCACCTGATTGGCCACGGGCAGGGTGGAATGGGTACAAAAGCACACGACCTGTTTGTGATACCTCTGTGCAGAGAGCATCACGACGAGTTGCATGCTGATCCTGTGGCATTTGAAGCGAAATACGGTGACCAACTGGTCCTGGTGTTTCGCGTTTTAGATCGTGCGCTGGCAATCGGCGTACTGGCGTAAGTGGAGAACGCTAAATGATTAATCCTTCTGAAGTTGGTAAATCTGGTGAAATGGTTCGTCTTCGTACTCTGGAAAGCATCTGGATACAGGGTAAGTTGCGCATGTGGGGCCGCTGGTCTTATATCGGCGGTGGTAGTGGTGGGAACATGTTTAACCAGCTTCTGGCATCCGGGAAAATCACCAAGACAGCTATCAATGAAGCGCTACGCCGGATGAAGAAAGCGGGTATCACCAAGCCTGAACTTGAAGCGTACCTGCGTGAAATTCTCAACAGCAAAAATAAAAGCGGCCTGGCGTTCTGTTCAGATGAAGAAGGGTTGTTAGTGGACGGTGTCATTGCTTCAGTACTGATGAATGATGACTACCGATCGCTCTATAGCGTGATTGTCGACCGCCATCGCCTACGAAAGAGCAAGCTGCAGATGGCCAATGAACTGCAGGCTAAACATCCTGACTGGCCGCTGATCACCTGTCGTCGACGCATTGACACTTGGCTAAGTCTTGCAGAATCGATCCTGTACGCTCCAGTTTGTGACGCATTCGGCACAAATAGCGACAGATTTAAGTTGCAGAGTGAGCAAGAAAGTGCTTAAATTGTGGTAGGCTCGGGACGTTAAAGCGAACTGAGCAACACAACATTAAGAGCCCGCCATTGAGCGGGTTTTTTTGTTATGATTCCTCTGAAACTCAGGAGGCTTCATGACTTGGCAAAACGTACCGTACGCTTTCGAAAAAACTACTGGCGAGTTGACCTTGGTAATAGAAAAATTACCGCCAATTGAAATCAGTTCTTCCTTTCCTTTTGAAACACTCATTACTGCTCTTGCAGGCGTTATTGCCGCAGGAATAACTGGTTGGGTTGCATACAGGGCAATCAAAGAAAATTTTGCCTTAGCCACATTACAGGCTCACTTGAATACTAATAAAGAATTGGCGCAACAAATACGTTTTGCTGGCGCTGAGCATGTGACAGACGTAATTATGTTGGCCAGCACATTTGAGCAATGGCATCTGGTCGGAAATAAGAATATGGATATATTGGCTAAGGGTGTTTTCCCTGAGGAGATTCAAGTTCCAATAAAGGCCGCTGAAATAAGTAAAAATAAATTACTTCTATTAATAAGGCCTGATGAGGAAGGTTGTAAGTTGATAACCCTGACGGCAGATCTTCAAAAAGCGCTAAAAGTATGTTTTACAAAAGGGTATTTTACTCTGGAAGAAAAAAAGTCATTTATTGATGCACAAAACGCCTTTATTTTTGGGTGTCATGAGTATATCAATCAAAGTTTATCTTAAAAAAACTATACCTTACCAAGGCCGCCTTAATGCGGCCTTTTTTGTTTCCCCTCATTCTGAGAGGACTCACAGCAATAAGAGGGGGCTTAATGTCCGATCCTGTTTCTGGCACTACGGTCGCGGCTGGTGGACTGCTGGGAGCCAGCATGTTTGGTTTTGCAACCGGTATTGATTATGGCGTGGTATTTGGCGCATTCGCTGGTGCAGTATTTTATGTAGCGACCGCGGCAAATATCACACGAGTACGATTGATTGCTTACTTCATGACGTCATTCATTGTTGGCGTTCTTGCTGCTGGCCTGGTTGGTTCAAAGTTGTCACAGGCTACCGGGTATAGTGACAGGCCATTAGACGCACTTGGTGCTGTTGTAGTGGCGGCGATGACAATCAAAGTGCTCACATTTTTCAACAGTCAGGATTTGGGAAGCCTGTTCAGTATTCTTTCGCGATTCCGTGGAGGAGGGGCCAGCAATGGTAACAAGTGATCCGTCAGCGATGGTGAATGCAGGTATTTGTGCAGTCATCGTCCTTGTCCTGATGTTCTACCAGCGTGAAGGGGCAAGACATCGCCCCGCTATATCATTGCTGGCTTACTTCGTTGTGCTGGTTTATGCCAGCGTTCCATTCCGATATCTGTTTGGCCTCTACCAGGAGTCACACTGGATGGTGGTCATCGTAAACCTTCTTATTTGCGCTGCCGTGTTATGGGCTCGTGGGAACGTGGCACGTCTCGTTGATACGCTGAGGCATTAATGAACCAATCACAATTTCAACAGGCGGCTGGTGTAAGCGCCGGGTTAGCTTCGCGCTGGTTTCCGCACATTGACGCGGCAATGAAAGAGTTCGGCATTGTTAAGCCTGAAGACCAGGCAATGTTTATTGCTCAGTCAGGACATGAATCAGCGGGATTCTCTGCGCTGGTGGAGAGCTTCAACTACACCCCAGCCGCTTTGCTGACCACCTTTGGACGCCGAATTACTAACTACCAGGCCTATATGCTTGGGCGTGACAAAGAAAAAGGGCAGGTAGCCAATCAACCAGCCATTGCAAATCTGGTGTACAGCCATCGCCTCGGTAACAAAGCATCAGGCGATGGGTGGAAATATCGTGGACGCGGGCTGATTCAGATTACCGGCCTTGATAATTACCGCCGCTGCGGAACGGGATTAAAACTGGATTTAGTCAGTAATCCTGAGTTGCTGGAAAAGGACATCAACGCTGCACGTTCAGCTGCATGGTTCTACGCCACCAGCGGATGCCTGAGCTATTCCGGCGATCTGGTTCGCATCACTCAGATCATCAATGGTGGACAGAACGGAATTAACGACCGCCGTACACGCTATGCCAAAGCAAAATCGGTGCTCTCATGATTAAGTGGCTAGTTCTTCTCATTCCACATTGGGAAACGGACACGGTTGTTCTGCAGGAGAAGGGTGACGAATTACATATCGTTTGCAGTTATACCGATATTAAGCCTGGCGAGGTGTTCGACGGGATGTGTGAACTTAAAACCTTCACATGGCTTAACTGGTCTTTTCCATACGGTCAGCCTATCAACGTCCGCTCATTTGAACCAAAGGTGATCGCATGAGCATTGTAGAAATTATTATCGGCGTTATTGGTGCAATTATGGTAGCAGCTGCTGGTGGTTTTGGTGTTGGCCATTTGCGTGGCACCAATAAAGCGGAAGCCAAAGCAGATCAGCAGCGCACTGAAGAACGTGCAGCAGCTACTGAAGCCGTTGCAGAACGCCGGGTAGAAACAACAAAAGGAGCCAGGGATGTACAGCAGACTGTTAATCATCTTCCTGATGACGATGTTGACCGCGAGTTGCGCGAAAAATTTACCCGCAAAACCTGAAGTAACGGACACAGCCTGTGACTGGGTGAATATCATCTACCTCACTGAACATGACATTGAGGTGATGGACCGCCAGACGAAGAAAGACGTGTTGACACATAACAGGTCTGTTCAGCGCAACTGTCCCAATAAAATCACTACGGCCTCGCAATAGCGGGGCTTTTTAATGCGCTTCGCACGCGCAAACCAAAGAGAGTCTTTCAGTAGTGAGCCTGGGTGATGCCGTTAGGTTGCGTTTACCTCTCGGGCGGCATTGCCGTGCGACAGGCTCACGTCTAAAAGGAAACGCACATGAAGAGTCTTGAAATTAAATATGATGACGGGAAGTTTACTCACCTCATTGTTGATGGGCTGAAGGTTGATGGCTTAACCGAGTTCAAATTCAGTCATGTCGTTGGAGAAGAATTGCCAACACTGTCGATTACTACCCAAATATCCGGGAAGCTAACTCTTTCTCCTGAGGTTTCGGTTGCATTTGATATGCAAGGTGATCATGAAACCATGGAAGAGAGAATTAAAGAGGCGGCTAAATACGGCCCCAATCGAACACTCCTTGAATTAGGCTCAGGAAGTTAAGGCACCATGATGAATGTAGAGATCGATGGTGTGAAATACGTTCCTGAAAACATGGCGAGTAGCAGAATCGGAATAGCCATAACCACGCACAACCGACCTGATGTACTGAAACGTGCCATTGAGCAGCACATGAAGCATCTTCCATCTGGTGCGCTGGTGGTTGTGATAGACGATGGCTCAAAGCCTGCCGCTGTTGTACCGGCTAACGTGAAGCTGTTTCGACATGACCAATCATGCGGTATTGTCGCTTCGAAGAACGCCAGCCTGACCGCGCTGGTGGACGCCGGGTGTGAGCATCTCTTCCTGTGGGATGATGACGCGTGGCCAATCGCTGATAATTGGCATCTCCCTTACATCGAATCTCCAGAGCCGCATCTGGCTTATCAATTTCTCGATCTGGCTGGCCCACGAAAAATAAACGATATGACCGTCCTGTATCGGGATGATAAGCATATCGCTTACACCGGGCAGCGCGGCGTTATGCTGTATTATCACCGCAGCGCCATTGATAAGGTTGGCGGCTTCGATCCGGTATACGGGCGCGGCATGTACGAGCATCCCGATCTGGCGCTACGAATTCACAATGCCGGGTTATCGACTTGGGCCTTCGCTGATGTGGTTGGTTCTGAAAATCTGATTCACTCAATGGATGAGCACGAAGAAGGATCACGCTCCATCCCTCGGCCTGATCGCGAAGCTTTAGTTAAGCGTAACGTTGGTATTTTCAACGCGCGGCGTGATAGTGGATATACCGCTTTCACTTCTTACCGAAGTAACCCAAATCTTGTTCTGACCACATTACTAACAAGTCAGCCAGATCCACAGCGCACAGGAAGAATGAAACATGATGCTGGCATTCTACAGTCGTGGGCTGATTCAGTGTCTGGTGCGCTGCCGGTTGTACTGGCGGATGAACTGAAAGTGTTACCTTATGGCGTAGAGTTATACGAAGTTCCCGAGTTGAGCATGAGCCCTTACTTTGCTCGCTGGCTTCACATCTACCAATACCTGCGCTCACATCCTGAATTTGATCTGGTCTGGTGTACTGATGGTACCGATGTCGAGATGCTTAGAGAGCCCTGGGCAGAAATGCAGCCGGGTAAAATATATGTTGGGTCTGAGCATAAGACGTATTCCGATGGATGGATGAAGGCCAATCACCATGGAAAAGCATATAGCGACTTCATCGAGCAGCATCGTGATGAACCGCTGTTGAATGCTGGTCTGTTAGGTGGAAGTAGAACAGATGTGATGGAGTTTGCTCACCGTATCATTCGTCAGCACTACCTGATTGAAAGCCACCGATTCTGGAAGATGGAGACTGCACCCGCCACGCTGGTGGATATGGGCGCTTTCGGAATGGCTGCAAAGTCATTCGGTGATCGAATCGTTACCGGACCTCTGGTGCATACCATCTTTAAAACGGACGGTTTCGGTAAGGAGTTAGCGTGGTGGAAACACAAGTGAAGTTCGTAGTGGTCGGACACCATGACCGCTTTGCCTCAGCAGTTCTTCTGGCAAGCGATTTGGGAGCCCATCTTCTTCTGGATGAAGGTGAGCATGGGGCCAACTGGAATCATCGCCGAGCGCTTGAATGGGCTACCAACCAATCATGCCGTGTTGTCGTACTTGAAGATGATGCTATGCCAGTCGCTGGGTTCCGCGACAAGATTGCTGTGTGGCTTTCTCGATATCCAGATGCACTGTGTTCATTTTATCTCGGCACTGGCCGTCCACCACAGTATCAACTGGAGATAGCATCAAAGCTAATAGCAGCTGATAAGGCCAGAGCTGACTTCATTACATTACCGCGCCTTATTCATGGCGTCTGCTACAGCGTACCTCAGCAACATCTCAAGAGAGTGCTGGATAAATGGAACCACAGCAAAGCAGCAGACTATGCAGTCGGTGATGCTTACGGTGGCCCTGTTGTCTATCCATGCTACTCACTCGTTGACCACGCTGATGGACAGCCAGTAGAACCAGCCAGAGACAATCAGCCAAGAATAGAACGCCGCAAAGCATGGAGGTTACATGTCTAAGTTAAAGACACTACATCCTCGCCTGAAAGCTATCGACACCCGACGAATAAAGCCTGTCTATGGTGAGAATCGTCGAGTGAGTGGAAGCGCAAGGGTAAGCCTTAAGCGTCGTATCTATGTGCGCGACGGTGGTCACTGCTGTATGTGCAATCAAGTAGTAGACCTGCATGACAGCGAGCTTGATCACCGCATAGCACTACAGTTCGGTGGTGATAACGATGAGAGCAACCTCTGGACGCTGTGCATTGATTGCCACTCAGGTAAGTCATCGCGCGAAGCATCAATGAACCAACCTGACAGTGAGGCTCTGAAGCACTCTGTGCCGAAAGATAAATCACAATCTGGCATCGTAATTCTCTGACCAAACACCGGGGGGGTATCGGTGGGTGTCAACGCCGATCGCGCTGGACACCGCGCCCCCTCTCACGCGCAGAAAATTTTCCCTTTTGGAGGATGTTGACGTGTTAACAGGACAAAAGCGCAAATTCGCACAAGCGCTGATGTCCGGTTCATCCCAGGCTGAAGCAGCCCGAAAGGCCGGTTACTCCGAGAAAACCGCGAGGTCTCAGGGTTCCCGGCTGGCAAAAGACCCGGATATCATCGCGTTTATCAGTAAAAAACGTGGGGCCGAAGTCATTGTCGAGCAGGCTGTTTCTGAACCAGATGAACTGCCAAAAGTTGTTAACAGAACGGTGAAGGAATTTGATGATCCGCTTGAGTTCCTGAAAGCAGTGATGAACGACGTATCAGAAGAGACAGATGTCAGAAAAGACGCCGCAAAAGCGATGCTGCCATACCTTCACCCCAAAAAAGGAGAAGGCGGTAAAAAGGATGCAAGACATGCCGCCGCGAAGGTCGCAGCTACGGGTAGCAAGTTTGGGGCAATGTCACCGCCGAAGCTTGTTGTTAATAACAAGGGGTAATCAATGGCTCAATGGACCACGGCTTGCCCTGAATGGGAATCACTTCTGGTTGCAAAGCAATCAATCATCCCACCACCAATTTTCCCAGACCAGGCAGAACAGGCACTTGGCATTTTCAAAGAGTTACGCGTCTCTGATTTACCAGGAAAGCCAACATTTGGTGAGTGCTCCGAGGAATGGGTATTTGACTTTGTTAATGCCATCTTCGGTGGCTATGAAGCAGAGACTGGTAAGCAGTTAATCCGCGAATATGGACTGCTTATCTCGAAAAAGAACACAAAATCGACTATCGCTGCAGGTATTATGCTGACCGCGCTAATCCTGTGCTGGCGTGAAGATGAAGAGCACCTGATTCTCGCGCCGACAAAAGAGGTTGCAGATAACAGTTTTAAACCTGCTGCCGGGATGATACGCGCCGATGAGGAGCTGTCTGATATGTTCCAGATTCAGGACCATATCCGCACCATCACACACCGAGTAACGCGAAATACGCTCAAAGTAGTAGCAGCTGACACCGATACTGTTTCAGGTAAAAAGTCAGGGCGCATTCTGGTTGATGAGCTTTGGTTGTTTGGCAAGCGAGCAAATGCCGAGGCCATGTTTATGGAAGCACTTGGTGGTCAGGTATCTCGCAACGAAGGGTGGGTTATATTCCTGACTACGCAAAGTGATGAACCGCCTGCTGGTGTATTCAAAGAACGCCTTGATTACTGGCGATCTGTGCGAGATGGGAAGATTAATGACCTTAAAACACTCGGCGTCCTGTATGAATTCCCTGACTATATGGTGGAAAGCAAGGCTTACCTTGAACCAAAAAATTTCTACATCACCAATCCAAATATTGGACGTTCGGTAAGTGAAGAATGGATTGCCGATCAGCTTCTGAAGAACCAGAACAAAACAGACGGCACATTACAGCAGTTCCTTGCGAAACACCTCAATATCGAAATTGGTCTGAACCTCCGCAGTGACCGATGGGCAGGTGTTGATTTCTGGGAAGCGCAAATCAGGAAGGTAACATTCAGCGATATCCTTCAGCGAGCTGAGGTTGCTACGGTTGGGATAGATGGTGGTGGCCTTGATGACCTTCTTGGTCTTTACGTTATTGGTCGTGACAAAGAAACCCGTGAGTGGATTGGATGGGGCCATGCCTGGGCGCATGAAATAGCTGTGCGCCGTCGCAAAAGCGAGGAATCCAGGTTCAACGATTTCGTTAAGGCCGGTGACCTGACTATCGTAAAACGAGTAGGACAGGACACGGAGGAAGTCGCTGAATATGTCAGCCGTATTAATGATGCGGAACTGCTGGATAAAATTGGCATTGACCCTTCTGGTGTCGGTCAGATCCTTGATGCTCTTGTAGAAGCTGAAATACCTGAAGATTCAGTGGTTGGTGTCAGCCAGGGCTGGAGACTTGGTGGTGCGATTAAGACAACTGAGCGCAAGCTTGCAGAGGGGGTGCTTATTCATGGTGGACAACCATTAATGGCCTGGTGTGTAGGCAACGCCAGAGTAGAGCCAAAAGGTAACGCTATCCTCATCACCAAACAGGCCAGCGGTAAGGGGAAAATTGACCCACTTATGGCCCTGTTTAATGCCGTTTCGCTAATGGCACTTAATCCTGAAGCGAAGAAGAAAGATTACCAGGTATTTTTTATATAAATAACACGTCAGTTAATGACCCGCCACGGCGGGTTTTTTCGTTTCTGGAGGACAGTAAATGAAGCTTGACCGCGCATGTACGATCATGACGGTGAAAGCGGTGGATGAGGACAAACGGATAATCACCGGGATTGCTTCCACACCATCACCTGACCGTGACGGCGACATTATGGACCCTGACGGTGCGAAGTTCGGTAGTGAAAACCCTTTCCTCTGGCAGCACGACAGAACCCAACCTATTGGGAACTGTTCTGCAAAAAAAGTGAAAGAAGGGCTTCAGATCACGGCGCAACTTGTTAAGCCAACACCTGACATGCCATCGCAGCTGGTGGCCAGGCTTGAAGAAGCGTGGGCATCGATCAAATCAGGTCTTGTGAAAGGCCTGTCTATCGGCTTCAAGCCAATTAAATACGCATATCTCGACTCTGGTGGCATCCATTTTCTTGAATGGGAGCTTCTTGAAGTCTCTGCAGTAACGATCCCGGCGAATGCCGAATGTTCGATTCAAACCGTTAAATCTTTTGACCGCCAGTTACTCGCCGCGCTCGGCAATGAGAAACCGGTAGTTAAAACCATAAATTCTGCTGGCGCTTCAGCACCGAATAAATCTTCTCAAAAAGGAAAATCAACGATGAATATCGCTGAACAGATTAAAAGTTTTGAAAACAAGCGTGCAGCGCTGGCCTCTTCACTTAACGACATCATGAGCAAAGCCGCCGATGAAGGCCGCACGCTGGATGCGGAAGAAACAGAAAGCTACGACAACACCTCAACTGAGATCAAAGCGGTCGACGAGCACCTTAAACGCCTGCGTGATATGGAAACCAGCATGGCGTCAACCGCCAAGCCAGTAACTAAAGCAGCATCTGGTGAAGTTACAGTGGTGAATAACGCGCCATCCATCATCCGTGTAGAGCCTAAACTGGAAAAAGGTATCGCCTTTGCCCGTTTTGCCAAGTCTCTGGCAGCTGGTAACGGTAGTCGCTCAGAAGCGTTGCAGATTGCTAAAAACCAGTATCCTGATGACACAAAACTTCATCATGTCCTGAAAGCGGCTGTGAGTGCCGGTACTACTACAGACCCGACATGGGCTGGAGCACTGGTTGAATACCAGGATTATGCACAGGATTTCGTTGAGTATCTGCGTCCTCAAACCATTATTGGTCGTTTTGGCCAGGGTAACATTCCGTCCCTGCGTCAGGTTCCATTTAACGTGCGAATTCCGGCGCAAACCTCTGGCGGTTCAGCAGGCTGGGTAGGTCAGGGTAAAGCCAAACCTCTGACTAAGTTTGACTTTGCAACCATCACCTTCGGCTTCTCCAAAGTAGCGTCCATTGCAGTTCTGACCGAAGAACTGATCCGCTTTTCCAATCCATCTGCTGATGCTCTGGTGCGTAACGCCCTGGCTGAAGCGGTGATCGCGCGACTGGATACCGACTTCATCGACCCGGCAAAAGCGGCAGTGGCTGATGTTTCCCCTGCATCCATTACCAATGGGATCTCTGCGATTCCATCTACGGGCGATCCGGATACCGATGCAGCAGCAGCATTTGGTCAATTTATTACCAACAACCTGCAGCCGAATGGCGCGGTATGGCTGATGTCCAGCACTACGGCTCTCACTCTGTCCATGCGTAAAAATGCATTGGGCCAGAAAGAGTACCCGGACATGACCATGCTGGGCGGTACATTCCAGGGACTGCCAGTAATTGTCTCCCAGTACGTTGGCAATCAGTTGGTGCTGGTTAATGCACCGGATGTATACCTGGCTGATGACGGTGGTGTGGCAGTTGATATGTCTCGCGAAGCTTCTCTGGAAATGCAGAGCGCTCCGACCCATGACAGCACCACCCCAACGCCAGTGGAACTGGTATCCATGTTCCAGACCAACAGCGTGGCCATCCGTGCAGAGCGCTGGATTAACTGGAAACGCCGTCGTGATGCTGCAGTAGCTGTTATCTCCGGCGTTGATTACAGCACTGGCGCTACCAGCTAAGCCAGCTAAGAAGGAGGGCGGGGGAAACCCCGCCATTTCATATGGCAAAGATCAGATACCTACAGCGTACACATGACTCATTGCCTGGTGATGAGAAAATTGTGAATGACCAGTGCGCAAAGGTACTGGTTCTGCTGCATAAAGCTGAATATGTGACTGGCAAAAAAGCTGGTGGACCGAAAAAGAAAAAAGTTAACGCGGAGAATGGCTGATGTGGAATCCTTTTAGACGGAAAGAGAAAGCACTACAGCAACCATCATCTCGCGGCTGGACTCCGATATTTTCCTTTGTCAGAGAACCTTTCGCAGGTGCCTGGCAAAGAAACATGGAAATCAGAAATGAAACCGTACTTTCATATTATGCGGTGTTTTCCTGCATAACCCTGATTGCCAGTGACATTTCAAAGATGTCGCCAGCCATTCAGGCCAAAGATTCTGATGGCATCTGGAAAGAAGTTACTGATGCTAATTTCGACACACTAATCGGTAAGCCAAACCAGTTTCAAAACACAATTCAGTTTTTTGAAACATGGATGAATTCAAAACTTTCACGCGGTAACACCTACGTGATGAAGGTAAAAAACAATGCCGGTAAGATTACAGAACTTCGTATTCTTGATCCGGATAAAGTCACTCCACTTGTAGCTGATGATGGTTCTGTCTTTTATCAAATTAGTCCAGACCAGATTAGCGGGTTACCGACACAGGTAACCGTACCGGCTCGCGAAATCATCCACGACCGTTTTAACTGCCTGTTCCATCCACTGATTGGTATTTCGCCTATTTATGCCTGTGGCCTCGCGGCGATGCAGGGGAAACACATACAGGAAAGCTCTGCATTCTTCTTTAAGAACGGCGGGAAACCCAGTGGGGTCATTACTATTCCTGGTGCTGTAGATGCAGCCAAAGCCAAAGAAATAAAAGAAGCATGGGATGTGGGGTATACCGGAGATAATGCAGGGAAAACTGGCCTCTTATCCGGTGGTGCAGAATACAAAGCGATCACCATGTCAGCAGTCGATGCACAGACTGTTGAGCAGCAGAAACTCTCTGCTGAAATGGTTTGCTCAGCTTTCCACGTTCCGGCATATAAGGCTGGCGTAGGAGAAATACCCAGCTCTGACAACGTTGAAGCACTTGAGCAGCAATATTACTCACAGTGCTTGCAGGTGCTGATTGAATCTATCGAGTCACTCCTGAAAGAAGCGTTCGATCTTGGTGTAAAAAAGCGGGTTGAACTTGATATCGGCGCACTATTACGCATGGACAGCGAACGCAGAATGAAAGCGTTGGGTGATGGCGTCAAAAACACCATTCTTACACCAAACGAAGCCCGTAAAAGTGAAAACCTGCCTCCTGTTGAAGGTGGTGATTCTCTCTTCCTGCAGCAGCAGAACTTCAGCCTGGCTGCTCTGGCCAAGCGCGACGCATCAGAAGACCCATTCGCGAAAGGAACGCAACAGGCGCAGCCATCGCCAGAGCCAGTAGACGAAGGTGGAAAGGCATTAAGCGAAACAGAACTTTTCGCCGCTAAATCAATGCTCAGAGGATTATTAACAAAATGAATGAACGTGAATTATCCCTGATTAAAGCGCTTGGCGAAGAGTTTGGAGCAGCCATTAAAAAAATGGCAGATGACTTTCAGCAAGCGCTGGAGAAAACAGCCAGCAATCTGGAGAAGCGACTGGAAGAGGTTCGTCAGTCAATTCCAGAATTCCAACCAGTAGAAATACCTGATGTATCAAAAATGGTTGCAGATGCTGTAAGTGAAATCGAATTACCGAAGGCACCAGAACTACCAGACTTTAACCAGATTATCGCCGATGCTGCCGAAAGCGCAGTGAAGCAGGCTTTTGAATCAATTCCATTACCCAAGGATGGTAAAAGCGTCACGATTGATGATCTGCGGCCCCTTGTTGAAGATGTGGTTAATTCGTTAATTCCTGAGCCGATAGACGTTGAAAAGCTTGCTCAGGATTTGGTGTCAAAGATTCCTGATCCTGAACCTGGTTCCGATGGTCGTGACGCTCTTGCAATAGAGCTTGAACCATTCATTGACGAGAAAAAAAGCTATCCACGCGGTACCTATGCGACTCATAAAGGCGGCCTTTGGCGCTCCCATGAAAAGACGCACGGAATGCGGGGCTGGGAATGTATCGTTGACGGTGTATCTGGCGTTGATGTCAAGCAAGATAACCAGCGTACTTTCTCAATTTCTCTCGAAAGAGCAAGCGGTGCGGTTGAAGTTAAGTCTTTTGACATCCCGGTAACTATCTATCGTGATGTGTTTAAATCCGGTACCGAGTATCAGCCTGGTGACACAGTCACCTGGGGTGGCTCTATGTGGCACTGCAACGAACCTACTACCGACAAACCAGGTGAAACAGGTTCTAAGGGATGGACGCTTGCTGTTAAGAAGGGACGTGACCTGAGGGATAAGCAATGATTGAACTGGTTACGCTCGAAGAGGCTAAGTTGCATCTCCGTATTGACGACGATTACGGAGATACAGACCTTACCTTAAAAATTCAGGGCGGCAGCGCAGCAATACTTTCCTACATTCAGGGAAGTCGCGCGTTAGTCGTGGATGATTCAGGGAAACTAATCGATGGTGAACCACTTACTCGCGTTCAGACAGCTCTATTAGTTCTGCTTGGCTATCTGGATCGTAACCGTGGCGGCGAAGAAGAAGAAAAGTTGAAACAGGGGGAGCTCCCTTTTTCTGTATCAATGCTGATTTACGACCTCCGTAAACCGACAATTATTTAAGGGGAAGGTATGGCATGCGCAGGATGCGCCAGACGGCGTGAGTGGATTAAAAAGTGGACGAGGATTGCCTATGAACGATCAACAGGTAAACGAATTAACAGCAGCACTGAAAGCGCTGGCAACGTCTCAACTGAAACAGGCAGAAGCGATAAACCGCCTTGCTCAGGCTGATGAAACACTGATCTCTCTGATTGCCAAAACGCTCGTTGATGAAATTGAAGATGAGTTACCACCGCAGACCTATCTTGATGGCAAGCCGAGGTAATTGTGGAATTTGCAAAACTTCGGCACCGCGTCACCATTCAGCGGAGAACCGCTACCCAGTCACCTACTACTGGTGCAATGGAATACACCTGGAATGACCTTGCAGATGTGTGGGGTAGCGTGGTTGCCTCTTCGGTCAGGGATTTCATTACAGCCCAGGCATCAAACGTAAAAGTAACGGCCAGAATCACTATCCGATACCGGGAAGATATCCAGGAGAAAGACCGTATTCTTTTCCGTGGCAAAATCTACAGCATTGAGGGGATTCTTCCTGATCCTGATAGTGGACTTGAATATCTCACGCTTCCGTGCTCAGAGGGGGTAAAGGATGGCTGACAGCATTGAGTTTAAGCTTGAAGGTGTAGATTCACTGCTTGGTAAGTTAGAAGCCATTACCGCGGAAACTAAGCGCAAAACAGGGCGCTCCGCACTGAGGAAGGCGGGAAACGTTATCGTAACTCAGATAAAGAGAAACGCACAGCGGCTCGACGATCCTCACACCGCACGTAGCATTGCTGATAACGCCGCGCTGCGCTGGAATGGTCGAATGTTCAAACAAACTGGTGATCTTGCCTTCAGAATAGGTATTCTTCAGGGCGCTGTACTTAAAAAACATCCGAATACGGCGAAAGATGCACCTACCCCTCACTGGCGTCTTCTGGAATTTGGCACTGAAAAGATGGCGGCAAAACCGCTCGTTCGTGCCGCTGCAAATTCCAGGCTGATAGAGGTTTTCAGCACCTTCTCTGTTAACTACGAAGCGGGGATTGACCGAGCTATAAAACGAGCGCAGAAGAAAGGAGGGACGGCATGATTGCTCCTATTTTTCCTGTTTGCGCGTCGAGCCCTGAAGTCATTGCCTTACTCGGAAGCAATCCGGTAAGAATTTACCCTTTCGGCATTCAGGACGATAACGTTGTTTATCCATACGCCGTCTGGCAGAACATCAGCGGCTATCCTGAAAATTTCCTTAACCAACGACCAGATGCGGACAGGTATTCGCTTCAGGTTGATATCTATGCCGATACCCCTGATGAGGCCATTGCTGTCGCTCAAGCCATGCGTAATGCAATTGAGGTAAAAGCTAACATTGTTCGCTGGGGTAATCAGACGAGAGACCCTGAAACACTCAGGTATAGATATTCATTTGATGTTGACTGGATAGTCAACCGATAACAAACCTTCCACAACCGGCCTTGAGCCGGTTTTTTTATACCCGGAGATAATTATGTCAGTAGTGACTCAAGGCACTCAGATGTACGTTCTAAATAATGGTGTGGTCAGTGAAGTTGAATGTATTACTTCGTTCTCACCAGGTAGTAGCCCGGCAGATCAGATTGAAGATACCTGTCTGAGTGAAACTAATACTCGTTCCTATAAAAAAGGTCTGCGCACCCCAGGTCAGGCTACCGTTGCTCTTAACGCCGACCCGGCAAATGCCAGTCACGTAATGCTGAGCAACCTGGCTGAATCAAGCGACCAGACCAACCTGACCTTTGCTATTGGCTGGGCTGATGGAACGGATGAACCAACGGTAGCAACTTCTGTTGATACAGATGCAGTTGATGGTCTGTCTCTGCCGGATACACGTACCTGGTATGTATTCCAGGGCTATGTTTCAGATTTCCCGTTCGACTTCCAGGCGAATACGGTCGTGCAAACTTCCGCAACTATTCAGCGTTCAGGACAGGGTGTTTGGGTTCCTAAAGCCCAACCAACAAGCTAATAGCCAGGCATTAATGAGCGGGGGAAACCCCGCAAATTGAGAGGAAAGAAATGAAACTGAATATGGATTCGTTAAAACAGGCAGGGGCGTTCACTGGTCGTCCTGTTGAAAAGGAAATTACCTGGAAGCAAGGCGATAAGGAGATCACAGCTACCGTTTATATCCGCCCAATGGGTTATCACGATGCGGTATCAAATGTTCTTTCAGCCGTGGGAAAGATTGATGGTGTTGCAGGGCGTATTGCTGCATCAATCTGTGATGAAAATGGTGCTCCTGTTTTCACTGTAGCCGATATCACTGGTGAAGCAGATCCTGAACGCGGCGCACTTGATGGTGCTCTTACCGTCGCTCTGCTTGTCGCTATTCAGCAGGTTAACGACCTGGGAAAGGCGAACTCAGCGCAGAAGACGAATTCTGGTGTGAATTAGTTCTCAACGGGATCGGCGGTCGTACCATTGCTGAAGCAAAAGAACGCGTTAGCGTTACAGAGTATCGCGACTGGGTTCTTTACCGTCAAAAGTACGGTAGCCTTAACGGAATGATGCGTACCGAGTGGGCCGCCGGCCTAATTTCTTCTGTGCTGGCTAACGTCAACCGTGGAAAAGATTCACCCTCCTTCAAAGTAACAGACTTCACACCACACATTAACGAGCCTTCCATTTCACTGGAGCAGGCTATGCAGGAGTGGACATAGCATGGCTGGTAAATCCCTCGGAACGCTGACCATTGACCTGGTAGCTAAGGTTGGTGGATTTGTATCTGGTCTAAGCCAGGCTGAACGAGCATCTCAAAAATGGCGAAAACAGGTTCAGGCTGATGCAAAAGCTGCTGCGGTAGCATTTACTGGTTTTGCTACCGCGGCAAGTGCGGCAGCTATCGGTGTCGGCGTTGCCGGTTACAACCTTCTAAAAACAACATCAAAGCAGATTACCGAAACAGACCGTTGGGCTAAGTCGCTCAATATGTCTACGCAGTCTTTGCTTGCCTGGCAGTATGCAGCTGAAAAAGCTGGTGTATCCGGCGACCAGATGGCCGATATTTTCAAGGATATTGGCGATAAAATTGGTGATGCTGTACTGAATAAATCTGGTGAAGCGGTTGATGCTCTAAATGCGCTTGGATTATCGGCTAAAAAATTAGCTGCTGAATCACCAGATAAGCAATTGCTGGCTATCAGCAATGCGCTCGGTAAGATTAAAACAAACGCTGAAAAGACCACAATCCTTGAAAGTCTTGGTAACGATCTTTCCAAGCTTCTCCCATTGCTTGATCAGGGAGGAGAAAAACTTCGTCAGTACATGGACGCGGCAAAACAGTTTGGTGTTGCCCCTGACGATGCAGATATCGAAAAGCTGGTAAAAGTAAACTCCCTGTTTGAGGACATGGAGACGCAGGTAAACGGTGTAAAAATTGAGATTGCAACCGGCCTGGCCAATGTTGACCTGTCAGGGTTACAGAACGCGATTACTGACATGGGCGATGTTTTCAAAGACCCTCAGGTGATTCAGGGACTAACAGACCTTGTTGGCGGCGTTGTTGACCTCGCTACCTGGCTTGTGAAAGTTGGTGCTGAAGCAGGTAAGCTAATTGACCTGTACAAAGGTGGGAAGGCTGTTGGTGACAATGCATCTGTAACGGATATAGAGCGCCGACTTAATAACCTTAAAGCTGATGTAGAAGATCAGGGCTTCCTTGCCAGTTTTAACAGAATTGGAATGGATGTTGACGGGAAGAAAGCTGAAATAGCGCAGCTTGAACGCCGACTTTCCATCATGAAAGCCGGTAATAATCTTCCTCTCAGTCCTGCCACCATTGGTGGGCCACCCTCATCCAGCAAAAATTATTCCTTAGGCTCAGGAGAAACAAACGGTAAAGCATCGCCTGACGCCGGGGCCAAGAAGCTGGAATCAGCATTTAAGTCTCTGGAAATGAGTTATCAGCGCCAGATTGCGTTAATTGACATAACTGGCAAAAAGAACCAGCAGGTTACTGAGCTTGAGAAGCTGCGTTTTGATTTCACTTCTGGAAAATTAACAGGGATTAATGCAGCTCAGAAAGAGCGTCTTGAGCAGCTTGCTACGGAAATAGATCGTCTCAACTCCCTAAAAAAAGCCAACGAAGAAAATCTTAAGCTTGTTGAATTCACTGCTAATTTACGCAAACAAAATCAGAATGAACAGGCAAGTAATGATTCTGATTTTATCGGCGCAGGTATGGGCGACAAGAGCCGCCAGCGCATGAAGGAATTGCTTGATATCCAGCGTAGCTTTCTCGACAGGCAGGCCGACCTGCAGAAACAGTACCAAAGCGGCGATATCAGCAAATCTCTTTATGACCAGGAAACAGCAGCGCTACAGCAGGCGCTTGATGAGCGTCTTGATATTCAGGAGGACTACTACAAAAAATCTGATGCTCAGATGGGTGACTGGCAAAGCGGGATAATGGATGCGTTAAATGATTATGCAGATAATTCAGCTGATTATTATCAGACAGCTGCAGATGCGATGACCTCTATTCTTGGTGGGGCAACCTCAGTTATTTCTGACAACCTTAATGATCTTATGCACGGTGCAGAAGATTTAGGTGATTTCTTCAGTAATATTTTCTCTGGCCTTGGTGAAACAATAATTAAAACCCTTTCTGATATGGCGGCACAATGGCTGGTATATCAGACAGTGCAATTGCTGGTAGGTAAATCCACTCAGGCAAGCGCAGCGGCATCAATGCTGGCAAACGCACAGGCATCATCCTTGCAGGCTCAGATCGCCGCTTATGCATCTACTGCGGCAATTCCTATCGTTGGTCCCGCTCTTGCCCCTGCTGCTATGGCAACGGCGGCGGCAGTGACTGCTCCGCTTGTCGCTGCAGTTGGTACTTCTGCCCTTGCAGGTATGGCGCACGATGGTATCGACAGCGTTCCTGAAACCGGGACGTGGCTCCTGCAGAAAGGTGAGCGAGTCGTTACATCACAGACTTCGGCCAAGCTTGATGAAACACTCGACAGGGTAAATCAGCAGTCTACTCAGGGGGCCAGTTTCTCACCTGTTATAAACATGAATGTGAACGGTGACCCTTCCGACACTCAGATTGCCATGATGAAAAAAGCAACCACAGAAGGGGCAAAGCTTGGTTATCAACAGGCAGCTAGTGACCTGGCAAGCGGAAAGGGAAGCATCTCAAAAGCGATGATGCGATGGAACACTAACAGGAGAACTGGTTAATGGCTAAAACTACCAGCATTAACTATCCGAATGATTACCTGCCGATTCCGTTACAGGAAGGGTTCGGGTTAAAGCCTGTTAGCCCATTACTGAGAACAGAACTTACATCTGGCAGGGCAAGGCAGCGCCGTCTGTACACTTCAACGCCAACTCAGGCCTCAGTGGCATGGTTGTTTACAGATCCGGAGGCTCAACTGTTTGAGGCGTGGTTCAGGGACACCATCAAAGATGGGGCTGACTGGTTCAACATGCCTCTTCGCTCACCTCTTGGCATTATCGACATGTACGTTTGCCGGTTCGTCGATATTTATGAAGGGCCGACCATTGAGGGTGGTAATTACTGGCGATATACAGCCACCCTTGAATTATGGGAACGACCAGTTCTTGCACCTGGTTGGGCTGATTTCCCGGATTACATTATCAACAGCAGCATTATTGATATTGCGCTCAACAGGGAGTGGCCCAGACCGTGACAATTCTGAATCGTCTTTACGCCTCATCTGGTGAAGAGGTGATTATCGAAACACTCCAGATAAACATCGGTAGTGAAGTTTATTATTTATGTAAGGGGTTCAATGATATTACCGCAACCACAGAAAATGGTGATGCTGTAACATTCCAGGCAGCAGCGATTGATATTGCTCTTCCTGCCCGGAATAGTGATGGAACTCAGGACTTACAGTTTGCGATCGATAACATTGATGGTGTTACCTCTACAGCAATTCGTAACGCGCTGGATAATCTTTCAGAGGCATCATTAACCTATCGTAACTACGTATCAAATGACCTGAGCGCTCCAGCTTCAGTTCCATACACTCTGGCAATTAAGAGTGGTTCGTGGACGTCTACACAGGCACAAATTACGGCTGGCTATATGAACGTACTCGATACTGCATGGCCTCGCTACCGTTACACCCTTCCGTATTACCCTGGACTCCGTTACATGAGTTAAGGAGAAACTATGTTCAATCCTGAAAAATACCTTTCTGTTGTGTGGCAGAAGGGGGGGCGCGTTTACCCTGAGCTTGACTGTTTTGGCATCGTCAATGAGGTACGGAAAGACCTTGGATTACCTCTTTGGCCAGATTTTTCAGGGGTTACTAAAGATGACGGTGGCCTTGACCGAGAGGCTGTAAAACTAATGCGATCACTTGAGAAGTGCGATCCTTGTGTTGGGGCAGGTGCTGCATGTTATTCCGGGTCAACCGTCACTCACGTTGGTGTCGTAGTTGAGATAAATGGTCAACTTCACGTAGCTGAATGTAATCCGGGAATGAATGTGACCTTTCTTCCTGTTTCGCGTTTCAAACGACGCTTCGTTAAAGTGGAGTTCTGGAAGTGACAATCAGAATTTATCCCTCTCGCTTACCTGGTGAACCGCTTGAAACGCATGAACATGGTGCCATCACAATTCACCAATGGATGATTAAAAAAGTAGAAGGCTATAAGCCTGATATGATGCAACCGATCACAATTGATGTTGATGGAAAAAATATTCCACCTCAGGCGTGGTTAGAGTTCGCAATCAGGCCAGAAAGTGACGTAAGAATTTACCCTGTTCCTTACGGTGCAGTAGCCCTCGCCTGGATTGCCGTTGCCGTATCAGTTGCGTCTGTAGCCTACGCTTTATTCTTTGCTCCAGGAGTTGGTGATCTTGGTGGTTATTCATCTGGAACTGGAAATCCACTTGATGTAAATCCTGCTAAAGCGAATAACGCAAAATTAGGTGACCCGATACGCGAGTTATTCGGTCGTAGCCGTATTTATCCAGACTATGCAGTGCAGCCAGTAACAAGGTTCTCAGTTGATGATCCCACTGTAATGACAGTTGAAATGTTTGTTGTTATGGGGAGAGGGCGTTTTTCATTTGGGGATGGCGATATTCGTGTAGGGTCAACTCCAATCGCCTCTCTTGGTGATGGGTTTAAATACACAGTGTATCAACCCGGGCAAAACGTTAGTGGAGATCAACGATCAGAAAACTGGTTCAATTCCACAGAGGTTGGGGGAACCGCATCTGGTTCTGGTCTTGATATGGCGCAAACTGCGCCGGACACGGAAGATGTTGTTGCTAATTCGCTAACCGTTTCCGGACCGACAATAACATTTAATGGGCTGAGCACGGATGATGGAGATGAAACAACAAATGACCTTCCAGATACATGGACTGTTGGTGCAATTGTTGAATTAATTGTTCCTGATTCCTATGTGGTAACTAATGATGGTGCTTACAGCAGAATTACCAGTGACACGTTGGAGGAAATAGCTCCTTATATTGGGATGCCTGTAACTCTCTGGTACAACAGCATTGATTACCAAATATTCATAGCTGATTTTATACCTCACTCTGAGCCAGTCGGCGAAGATGTGATTACCGCATCAATAACCCTCGCTTACGATAGCGCTACCGGGACTCCGTTCACCGGGATTCCTGAGGGTTATGTAAGGCTATCTGTTTCCCATTATGGAAGCGAATATAAGATTCTTGATATAGATGGTAGCTCTGTAACTCTGGAGCGGGTTATTGATGGCAGTGTTGATCCGTCATGGCCTGGATTTTCACTGCGCACAGTTCTTGATTTTGAAGCCAACGGTTTAAATGAGAACGATAGTTGGATGGGGCCTTTTCTGGCGTGCCCAGAAAATGAAGTTGTTGATATGTTCGAAGTAAACTTCTTCTTCCCAAACGGAATTTGTGGGTATAACAAAAAAGGGAACAAACAATATCGTGAGGTTAAGTGGGAGATTCAGTATCGGCCATATGGTTCTGGCGACGGGTGGATAAGCAAAACAGGAGCGTACAATCTTCAGAACATCAACGGACTGGGGTTCACCGAACGAATCACGCTGGATGTACCTGCGCTGGTAGAGGTAAGAGCTCGCCGAACGAACGAGCAGGGGCAGGATAATAGTCGAGATAACATGTACTGGCAGTCATTGCGAGGGCGTTTGTTGTCTCGGCCGGCATCGTATTCTGGCGTCACCACAATGGCGGTTACGGTGGAAACGGGTGGTAAACTTGCAGCGCAGTCAGATCGCCGCGTAAACATTGTGGCCACACGAATTTATGATTCTGGTGTGTCAAGAAGCATTTCAGGAGCTCTCTATCATATAGGCAATGAGTTAGGGCTTTTGATGGACCACGAAGCTATTGACTCACTGGAAACTACTTACTGGACTCCTGGCAGCGAATTTTTTGACTTTGCCACTATGGATTCTGTTTCTGCGCTGGAGATGCTTCAGAAGGTGACAAATGCAGGAAAAAGTTACTTCCTTCTTACCGATGGTCTGGCATCTGTAGCAAGGGAAGGTGTGAAACCGTGGACGGGAATAATCAGCCCACAGGAGATGACAGATCAGCTTCAGACGGCTTTCGTTGCTCCGTCAGCAGATGACTATTATGGTGTTGATGTAACATATATCAACGGCACTACATGGGCTGAAGAGACGGTGCAGTGCAGAACTTCAGATAACCCAACTCCTGTAAAGATTGAAGACTATACGCTTGATGGTGTTCTTGATCAGGACCGCGCTTATCAGATAGGTATGCGTAGACTCATGAAGTACAGACAGCAACGTCTTACTCATACTACTACAACAGAAATGGATGCTCTCTGCTATAACGTTGGCGACAGGGTTATATTCACTGATGATATTCCCGGAAGCAAAACAATAAGCACACTCATTGATGACATGAGTACAACTGATGGAGTTACAACTATTAGTGTATCTGAACCGCTTGATTGGAATTATAGCAATCCGCGCGCTTTGATACGTTATCAGGATGGTACAGCTTCAGGATTACTTAATGTTACAAAGAATAGTGAATATGAACTATCTGTTCCAGAACAAACAGAATTTAGTAATATTATTCTCAATAACCCATCTATTGAAGCACCTCGCTTGATATTCTGCGAGTCAACTCGCGTTGGGTACAGCGCCTTAATTTCAGAGATTGTACCGCAATCTGATGGAACTTGTCAGGTAACTGCAAAAGAGTACAGAGATAGTTTCTACGATTACGACAATGCTGCATACCCTGGTGATGTAGCTTAAACAACCAACAAATAATAGACCCGCTTCGGCGGGTTTTTTCGTTTACGAGGTCAGAATGACGACTTATAACACTGGCAATCCATTAGGTTCAGCGGCTGCAAAGGATTTATATGATAACGCTGAAAACTTTGATCATTTGTCAAATGACCAGAGTAATGAAAAATGGCCTGATAGATTTGGCAGGGAAAGGCTGACCTGGCATGGTATTGAGAAAATGAGTCAGGAGGCCATTTCTTCATTTGGATATATCACACTGAAAAGCTTCCAGCTTGGCGCTCCATTGCCTAATAACGAGCTTACACTTCCTAATCAGGCGCTGCAGGATGAAACTGATGGCGAATACTATCGATGGGATGGAGTATTCCCCAAAGCAGTTCCAGCCGGATCAACTCCAGAATCAACAGGAGGCATCGGTGTAGGGAAGTGGTTAAGCGTTGGAGATGCGGCATTACGAACTAATTTAGCTTCTTATAATGGTTTGTCCCTGATTGGTGTGTGCCCTGATGTAGCCACGCTACGAACTCTTTCTATGCCAATTGGTAAGAAAGTAATGTTGCTCGGATATCATTCAGATCATCCTGGCACTGGCGGCGGAACCCTTTACGCCTCAAGTGATACATCACTAGCTGATGATGGTGTACGTGTTTTTGTCACATCAGATGGAACCCGCTTGGTAAGAGAGACTAACGGAGAGTTATATGCCTCATGGGCAGGTGCTGTTGGTGACTGGAACGGAACTACCGGCACTGATAACAAGGCAGCAATAGAACGGCTTATCGCAGCATCAGGGACTAAATTTAAATGGGTTATTGATTTAACGAATGTTGGCGTAAGCTCTGTCGTTATTGATAACAAAGATAACTGGAATGGCCATGTAAACGGCAGCATAATCAATATTTCAGCTAAGCCCGCTGCCGGTGCCGTAGACAGAAAAGATCAGGATGGCGGATTGCTACCAGCATTTAAAATTACAAACTCCGATGGCTGGAAGCTAACAGGATCATTCGTCGATAACCGTTATCGTGAGGCTTTCTACGTAGAATACTGTGATAACTTTGAATTAAATTGCGCAAACCTTGGTAGTGGAATAAACAATAATCTTGCGGCTAACCACTTCAGATACTGTAACCATTTTAAGTTAAACGGATGGAAGGTTGAAAAGTCTGGTGTTATTCCACTGACAGGTTATTACGATTGGGTTCAAGCTATAAGGATGTGGGACTGCTCTGGATTTATCATTGATGGATTAACATCACACATGAATGCAGGTAATGGTATTTATATCGCCAGTAACTGCAAAGACTATGTTGTTACTAACTTCGACATAACAGAAAACGCCATGTCAGGAATACAGCTCGCTTGGTCAGGTTTTGGTGTAATGCCAATTAGAGGTGTTATCTCTAACGGAACCATCACTGGAAACAGGGCTGACAGTATAGACGTTAACAATACCAGCGGTATCAAAGCGAGACTTGATCTGATAATTTCCGGTGTTATAAATGCAAACAATGGTTACAACTCTGACGGAACGGTAACTGCCGACGGTTCTGGTTTGGGTACATTCATTAATGTTTCACATTTCATAGTTGATGATTGCTCTTCAACATCGCCAGCTCGCTCTGGGGTAGGGATAAGTAACTGCTCTAACTTCAGAATAAATGGCATTATTAAAAAAGACCAACCATCTAACAACGAAGGGCACGGGGCATACATTGAAAACAGCGCGGACGGTGAAATAAACGTTGACTGTATTACTGACTCTGCTAACGCAAACATGTACTCCATACGAACTTACGGGGCGCTTGAAAACATACACCTTTCAGGCAAATATGTTGGATATACCTTGTTTGGAGATGATGCAACGTATGTTAACTGTTCATTGCATGCTGCATCGATAATTTCCCCGACTACAGTCGCAAATCGTTTCCCATGGGAAAATGTGAACGTAGTTGTTTCTGGTTCAAATGCTGTTGATATCAAATCAAAAATGAATGATTGCCGTTCTGTTTCCAATAACGGACACGGAGGGGTGGTATCCGGAGGTAACGTAGAAATTCAAAATACCGAATTCATAGGAACTGATGGTGGTTTATATGTAGGCGATAACCTAGGGATGATCCGCGTAAGAGGCGGTGTAGCTCAGGGAGGTACAGCTGCCGGGCTTAGAATCAGCGGAGGGGAAAAGCATATTATTGAAGGGTTAACCACAAAATCAACATCTGGAAACTCAACTTCCATTCTTAATGCATCTAAAGTAATTTACGTAGCGAATGATGACTCTGCTAACCCAACAAACTTTACAGGAACAACATTCACAATTCAGAACTAA